CTACCCTGCTTTACGTTGTCTGCCTTAGTCCGCCACGCCTTTGGTGTGAAGAACTTAGGTGTAGCGTCCACATAGCGGCGGCTGACTTCATTCCAAGCCAAGCCCACTTGGTGTTTCACTAGCTGTCGTGCGACAAAGAGGGGAGCTTCAATACGAAACTGTAAGAAGCAGTGTGAGAAGGGCGACCAGTGCTTGTGTTTAGCTAGGTACTTGATAAGACGTTGGTCTTCTGGGGACAAGTCCTCGTGGTTTCCGTTCTGTACTCGTTGTGATTCCTTGTTAAAAGAAACACGGGCAGCGTTGACAACTGTCAGGTCGCTACCCATATGGTCAATTAGTTTTACTTGCATAGTCGAAGACTCCAATTATACTACATAGTTTCCAGTGAAGCAATGAGCTTATTCAAATACCATTGCGCTTTTTTCAAATCTTCCACAGGCTTACCCTTATAGTTGTAACGCCACATGTATTTCATTGCGTTACCCTTGCAGTAACCTTGGAACTCCTCGTCAGACATGCTTGCCTCAATGGCGTCAATTGCTTCAACGCCCTTGCTGTTGTAGTGTGACGGGCTGTTTACTGGGTCGTCTGGTACCTGTGTGTAACCAAACTTAGTGTCCAAGGATTGCGTTAATTCTTTTCCTGACATATTCTATCTCTCCTGTTTGCAAAACTTTGTATGCAAAGTCTCTCATGTAATCGGCATCTACTCCTGCATTGATACACACTTCCTCAAAGTCCTGTGCTGTTGTACCTACTGAGGCGAAGAACCAAGCCGATGCTCTGTCCCTGTCTATTCTTGCAGTGGCTGGCTCACCTTCGTAAGCTGGCTTAGCTGCATCGAGTAACGCTTGAAGAATAACACACAAGAACAATGTACGTTCTGGTGAGGATTCGTCTGGGCGAAACTCGTCCAAGTGAATTGTTATCTTACTACCTTGCATCCTGTTTGTCAAGCCACGATTGCGGAATGCCCTCTTTTAATTTGCAGTACATGTAACCGTGCTTGTCACACCAATCTGCATAGGTCATCTTGCCGCCCTTGTATAACTTGCGGGTAGGATTATCAAAGACAAATCGGATGTCGAGGTCAGGGTGCTGCGACTTAACGAACAGGTGTTTCTTTCTGTCCTCAATCATAAAGCGTCCCTTAACCTCAAGGATAACTCCATTGGGCAAGAAGAAGTCTGGGATGTAGTTCTTATCCTCACGCCATTCATAGGCCAGCTTCTCTTGCTCATACACAAACTTAATCTTCTGCTTGTGTAGCTGCTGTGCAGCCTCGTACTCAGAGTTTGATTTGTATTCGTGGTCGTACTTTTTTCTTTTGAATCTCATTACACCTGTACTTCCTCAACGTCTGGGGTCTTTGCCACAGTTGCAAGGTAACGTACTCCGTTAGAATATTTGAATGCTCTCAGACCCTGGCCACCATTGGCGTCAGCCCAGCATTTCTTTTTAAATGAGCAGAAGACACAGCCAACTGCAAGCTTACGATTGCCTGACTTGCCATCTGCTATGGTGTCGTAACAACGAGCAGGTGCTGCGTCCTTGGTCACCATGTCCTTCAGATAATTTACTCGTGAAGGTGCATCAATCATTTCCATGTCGTGTACTGGTAAGATGCAAAGCTCACTGCTGTTCTTGTCGATTGCAAAGAAGGCTGCTTCCTTACGATTGTTCTTCGTTGCATAGGCACTAATCTGTGCAATGTAACCGAAGGGGTCGTCGTCTGTAAGCCGTGCCTCTTTAAACTTCTTGAATGCGAATGAAGACGCAGACTTAATATCCACAAGCACATCGTCAATCACGCAGTCTTGGTGGCCTAGTACGCCTTCTACCATTACCTCGTCCTGTGCTTCTGTTACTGTGTGGCCTGCTGCCTTAGTCAAACAAATCAGGAGAGCCTCAAGGACATGTCCCATAAGGAACTTAATCTTAGTCTGCCCATTGATAGACTCTCCTTCTTCGCCCTGTACTCCGTACCAAATCTGACGGTCTGGCTTACCGATTGAAGACAAGCGTAGGTGTGATGCACCTTTACGCTGACCCTCACGGAGTATAGTTTCGACTGCCTCTCGCACAAGGCCGCCGACTTCTTCTAATGCCTCAGCAACATGAGGCTGTGTGACATCGACACCCTGTTCAAGCGTCTCGTAGATGTCTGGAATCAGTGTGTCTAATGTCTTTGTCATGTGTTACTCCTTAAGTTTTGTTAGTAGTTCAGCTTGTAGTTCCGCATACTTTCTAAATGAGCGTAGCTCGAAGTAAGTAAACGCAACAAAGACTGAGATGAATATAAAGTGTAGTGTGAGTAATGTGTCTGTTATTTCTTCAATCATTAACTATCCTTAAGTTTTGGTGAACGCAGCAGGATTTGAACCTGCGACCTACAGCTTAGAAGGCTGTTGCTCTATCCAGCTGAGCTATGCGTCCTTTTTCTTAGCTGGTTTTTTCTTACCAAAGATTTCTTTCCAGTTGTCCTTGTACTCTTTCGAGGGGACATCAGTACGTCCGTCCTTAGCCATTACTTCTTCTTTGCTGCCTTACGAATACGCTGTACCTTGTGGGCAATGTATTCTTCTTCGTCTGCAAAGAAGTTATGCAAACCTTTGAAGAGGCGTAGCTGTGCAGCCTTGAGGAATCGTCCTCGTGGCATAGCCCAGCCAATTACAAGCCCTGCAATCCCAGCATATACGACAACTAATAGTGGTGCAATTTCCATAATAATCTCCTGATAAAGGTGATGGAGTCCCCGTCCCGTATCCATCTTCAGCTGCCAAATATCTGAGTGCAGCCCCCGTGCTTAGTTCCTATTTACTTAGAAAGGAACCTCGTCGCTTACCATCTCTTGAATAGGAGCGGCAGCAGTTTCGATTACGTCAAAGTCTTCAGCGTTACCACCAGCATATGGAACAAGGCTAACTACTTGAACCTTCTTGAGTAGTGGGGATACACCAGACTTGCCATTCATGTCCCAGTGAAACGGTGTATACATTACATTACATACACTGCCGTTGCCTACAAGCTGGTCGAATGGTTGCTTCTGTGCATCCATAACTTCAGGTGCTTCGTTGGTTGAGCCATCACGGCGGGTTGTTTTCTGGCGAATGTGTACAAAATCTCCACGCTCGTCGCCTTTGTTCTTGATAGTAAGTCCATCTGCTTCAATGGCTTTGCGGTTGTTGTCATCCACAATCAAGTCCAAACCCCACTCTGGTTCGTATGTTGTGTTTGGTTGTTGAATAGATGCCCAATAAACTTTACCTGATAGTACTGTCATAATCTTATATTCTCCGTTTTGGATTCCGTTTGGCTTCCGTTTCGCTAAGCATTATTGCCGTTGCGATGATTGTATAATGCCACACCCTGAATAGAATGTCAACACTTTATTTTCACTTTAGTGAGTTAAGGCCCAGTTAATTCCTGTCTTATACTCACAATCTAGGGGACAATTAACATTGAGGGATTCCTCTGTAAGCTTCATTGCCTCCTTAGTAATAGCACCGAAGGCTTCTTCCTGTCCCTTACGTACCTCGAATTGATATTCGTCATGTACACTTGCAACAAGGTTGAAGTCCAGCTTTGCTTTAGTGGCTAGGATAATAATAAACTTAAGCCATTCCTTACATACGATTGCACCAGCACCTTGCAATAGCAGGTTGAGTGCAGCATGTTTGTTTCGTATGGTAAGGACACGACCATCCAAGCCAATGAGATAACCTCTGCCAGACAACTTGTCTACCTTAGAGCGTAGTGCTTTCAGGGCAGGCATGTTGTTTAAGAAGTTATCAATCAGACGCTGACCATCCTTGGCTGTGCCATTGACGACCTGTCCAATCTTACCAGCACCAGCACCATACAAGAAGGCATAGATAAATGTCTTTGCGTTGTCCCTTGTAGGCAGTCCTGCTGCTGTTTGGTTAGCGGTATGAACGTCACCCTCTACAACTTCCTTAGTGTAGGCTTCGTCGTTCATGTAGTGTGCTAACATTCGTAGCTCAAGTCCTGATGCGTCAGTACCTAGTAGTGTATAGTCGTCACTAGATACTTTCCACAATGCCCTGCACTCCTTACCATAGGGTGAGTAGACAGCAGGAACCTGTGCCATGTTAGGTGACGAGTGAGACATACGACCAGTGATTGTACCCAGCGTCATAACCCTGCCGTGTACCTTGTCGTTCTCGTCTGCTACAGCAACCCAAGATTTAATCTGGGACACACGCTTCTCAAGTGTGAGGTATGTAGCAATCAACTGAGCTTGGGGGATGTCGATTTTTTCAAGAATCTCTTCACCGACAATCGGCTGTCCCTTCTCAGTAAACTTCTTAGGCTTCCAACCCAAGTTCATAAGGCGTTGTGCAATCTGTTGGCGTGAGCCTGGGTTGAACACAGTAACCTTATCCTTTAATCTTTTACCTGTCTTCTCAGATACCCTAATCTCTGTAATAGGTTTAAAGACTTCGTGAAGTTCTTCTCTAAGTTTGTGAGACTTATCTGATAGCTTTGCAACTAGCAGGCTTGCCTCCTTCACGTCAAGTGTGAACCCATTCTTCTCTTGCTTGTCAACCACTGCACGAATCTGATGCTCAAGCTTAATGCTACGAGCAGAGAAGCCCTTGAGTGTAGGGACAAGAGCCTTATACACCTTAGCTGTTAGGTCTACATCCCTGATGCAATACTTAAGCATCTCGTCTGTGTAACCTGAGAAGTCGTGGAAGTCTATCTTCCCGAAGCCAAGTGTCTTACCCCAAGCGTCAAGTGAATGACCACCGTCTCGCACTGGGCTGGCAAGCTGCGACATGATTAGTGTGTCACGTATCTTAGCCAGTGGTATCTCCACACCAAGCAATCTCTTGAGGACAGGAGCATCAAAGGACACCCCGTTGTGCATGATAACAATGTCTGCACTCTCAATAAGATTCTTGGCGTGGTGAACGTGGTCTGGTTTGTAAGTGTAGATGCGGTCTTCGTCGATGTCCTTAGCTACAATACAATAAATAGTAGTAGCATCTAGGCTATCTGTTTCAATGTCTACCACTAATCTTTTCATATCTTAATGCTTTCTTTAAATTTATTTATAAGTTGTTTATCAAACAAGCTTTGTATATTTAACAAGAACATCTTGGATGCGTTGTGGTCGCCGCCTGATATCTGTCTTGGGTTGTCCATCAACTTAATAATCTTCTTAAGATTGTCAGACTTAAAGACAAGAGTTGCGTAAACCTCGTCATCTATACATAGGTTGTGAAACCAATAGTCAGCTTCGGTTGCGGACAACCCAGATGGTTTTCCGTATGACATGTATTCAACTGCAATGTTTCCAGTGCTTGTCCACATACCACGCTCTGACTTAACCTCTACTTTTTTATTTTGTAGCATCTCAGCTACCATATCTTCTCTGACTTCGCCATACTCTAGGTCAAGGTCAAACTTCTTTCTATCTTCTATCGAAGGCTTCATACTTCAATTAACTCCGCTTCTTGATAAGGTACGTGGAAGAACTGTTCACCCTGTAGGATGCGTCCACCTTGTGCTTCTTTAACTACTGACTTAGATGCTGTGTCACCACTGATACGCCATGCTGCTTTCATGTCAGGTCGTATGATGTAGAAGTGTAAGACACCCTTGTCTGCTACTGCATTAATAAGTTTATGTTTACGGTAAGGTATTCGTATCTCTTTCCAATTAGGATTCCAATCACCTTTCCATCCATACTTTATCTCCGCCTCGTTGAAGAACTTATTATAATCCAACTCGCTTTTGATGTCAACAGAAAAATCTTCTTCGGTGTCTAAAATTGTATGGCCTTGTGTGGATAAGTAATCAACCACCCACTGCTTAGCCTTGTTGTCTGAGCGTTCATACCTCTCTCGTGAGAAGGGAATGTTTACGCTACCTACGATTGGTTTAAGCTGTTCCATTGTTTATGCTCTCCTCTGCTTTCTCTAAGTATCTTGCTGCCTTCATAACGCCTTCAAGATTATCTCCAAGCTTTCCTATTCCCATATTACATGAATGACAAAGTAATCCCCTTATTTGTTTCGTATCGTGGCAGTGGTCTACACAAGCTTTCTTTTGCTCAGAATGTCTGTCTGTGCTTATTTCTTTACCACAACAACCACACAAGCCCTCTTGCTCTTGTAAGATAGCGTCACGCTCTTCGGTTGTAATACCATACTTATACTTTAGGTTGTCGTTTTCTTTCCAATCATAGTAACCTTCTGGGTCACGCTCTCTAAACCTGTGCCTCCACTCAGTTCTTCTGGAAAGCATCATAGAGCATACTCTCCCGAAACTACGTCGTCAAAGTCTTCCTTGTTTGGGTCGTCAATCTCTGTCATGCGGCCAGTGTCACGGTCATACAACAGGTAAGCACCAACACCAGTCTCACCAGCATAGCGGTTCTTAAGGACACGCACTGTGGTTGTGTTGGCCACGACAGGGTCGGTAGCCTGCTGGTCACGCTCCATTGCAATCACAGCGTCACTAATCTGAGCGATACTGTGTGAGCCACGTAGCATGGACAGGCTAATCTCCTTGCCTTCTTCCTGACCCTTGTCACCAGAAGCACGGCGTAAGTGGGAGACAAGCAGGACACAGCACTGCGTCTCTTCTACAAGAGAGCGTAGGTTGGTCATCATCTTGTCAATGTTGCGCCGCTCGTCGTCACCCTCAAGACCTGATACCAAGATGGATAGGTGGTCAAGGATAATATACTTACAGTCGAGAGCCTTAATCATGTAACGAATACGAGCAAGTATCTCGTCCGTCTGGATGGAGCCGAAGTGGTCGAATGCAAACACACGGCCTGTACCTACGGTGGCTTGCTCCCACTCGTCTAGTTGTTGTTGTGGGATAAGCTTTCGTATCTCCTCAATGTATAGACGCTTGCTTGCCTCTACCGACATGAGGTGAAAGATAGTCTGCTTGACGTTCTCCTCAAGGCTGACGATGCCGATGTTGTGCTTGGAGTTGTTGAGCAGGTGATGCTCTAGCTCTCGCATGATGCTTGACTTACCAGCACCAGTGCCAGCAGTGAAGGTGATAAGCTCACCAGTACGCATCCCATACAGCATCTCGTTCAAGCCTTCGTAAGGGTAAGGCACACTCTCCTTGTCGTCTGTTTCATACAGCCCCTCAAAGTTCTTGAGGCTTACAATACCTGCTGGAGTGTGTGGCTGTGCATCCCACCAACGCTGCATGAACTCTTCGGTCTTGCCGTGCTTGAGATACTCATTGGCATCCTTAGCACGTAGCTTGACAATCTTACACTTGTTAGGCTCGAACAACTGAGCCACTGAAGCAGCCGCTTTTGCGCCATGTTCGTCGTTGTCAAAGCATAGCACGATGTTCTCGAACTTGTTGAGCCACTCGAACTGTGCCTTGCAATCCTTGAGTGCAGACTGTGCGCCGTTACGAACAGACACAGCAGGCCACTTGCTACCCATCATCTGATAGGCAGACAACGCATCAAGCTCACCCTCACAGATGGTAATGAACTTACCAGCCCGACCAAACAATTGCTGGCCGAACAAGGTGGCATGGGGCATGACACCCTCTGCATTGAATTGCTTGTTAGCAACGTGCCGCACCTTGTTGGCAACGTGATTGCCGTTGATGTCGTAGTATGGGTAGATGTGCTTGCCGTCTGTTTGTGTAACGCCGTAGGTCTTTGCAGCTTCTAGGCTGATGCTACGGTCAGGGATGGCAGAGAACTGACCCTGGGACAGGCTAGTAACCTGTGCTGTAGGTAGGTTTACAACTGTGTTTTGCATTGGTGTGTGTCCTTCTTGGTTGGGGGATGGTGTAAACTTCTCGCAGACAAAGCAGTAGGCGTGGCCATCGTCGTAGTGGACGTTGCCATCGGATGAGCCACAAGACCCACACTCACCTCTGCTTGTTGCTTGTGCCTCATTTGTTGTCTGCATAGTATACTCCGAACTCTTTACCTCTATCGTAGATGAAGAGCTTGTTGTTTACTGTCTCAGTCGTGAAGCCCATATGCTTAGCTAGTAGGTCACGAAAGCGTAGGAACTCGTCCCTGTCTTGGACGTTCTCCATAAACGCAGCGCTACATCCTTGTGTCTTATACATCATTCGATACATTTGAAACCTCTTTGATTGCTTCCATGATTGTCATCTTACGTGCAGAGTTATTCTGCAGGTTGATTGCCTTGCGGCGGATTGCTTTTTTCTTTTGCTTGTATGTCTTAGTCATTATAAACCTCGTCTGTTTCTTTATCTCGTTTCGTTCCATCGCCATCGTAATACCACGACCTGTCGGCAGGGTCAAGCTCTATGCCTACATGAAACCTACCCAGTGCCTTCTTAAGCGTGGCAGCTTTCTTTGTATACCACTCTGGTGTTCGGCGTTTCTCTTGCTTCATACGGCGGACATTATCTCTGTGCCGTTTAATGCGCTTGTCGTCCATTGTATATCACTCCTTGTGTAGGAAGGCAAGTATTAAAGTTGAACCGCCTTCGTTTTGTTTACGCTTGTCATAGACATAGTCGTAACCCATCTTCATTTTCATACGTTCAAGCCATTGCTCTGCGTCCTCGTCGTAGACAAACAGCCTACCAAAGAACCCGTCCATCTTCTTGAGCTTACGAAGAGACATCTGTTTCATTCGTCATGCTCCTGCTCAGAAAGACCAAAGGCAAAGCTCACGCTGTCTGAGTGCAGGTCGTTTGCCTCTTCCCGTGCCATCTTCTTTGCTTCCTTTTGACTGTATCCTTCGTCAAGATATTGGTGATACAAGTCTCGAAAGAGTTGCTTCTTATCTTGTTCCCATAGGTTGCTCATTAGTCCCACCTGTAAAATATATGGTTATCAATCGTTGCCACCTTGGTAAAGGTATGCGCCCAGCTTGGCATCACGTAGTCTGCATGATAGTGTGTTGCACCATCAGCGAATGAGTGTGTCCATCCGTTGAGAACCATTGCGGCAATCTCTTGTGAGCGGACAAACGCTTTCTCATTGCGTGGCTCGTCAGATATACCATCGCAATACCAACTGAACTGGCATCTGTTCTTGGCTGGCTTGCTCTCCCAATGTATGCCCTGTGTAATCACAGCACACACCTCGTCAGGGAAGCGGTCATCTTCGACACGATTCATTACCACCTGTGCCACAGCAAGCTGTCCCATTGTGCTTTCGTTTCGTGCTTCGTGATAGATGTTCATTGCCATACACATAAGCGGTGTTGCTAGTAACTCAATCATTTCTAATACCCATCGTTCCAGATTTGCTCACGTTCCCACTCCTTACCAAGGCGGTCATGTGCATTGGCTCGAATGTGTTTGGTCTTGGTGGACTCCTTGAGGCCACGGCTATTTGTCTTTGTTTCCCAGATACTTAGGGCGTTATCCTCATACCAAGGCTTGAACATTTTCGTGTGTTTATTCGGCATCTTCTTCGTTTCCTTTTCTTGTGTAGCTTCCCTTGCCCTTCTTGGGCTGGATTGTTTGTGGTTGAAACTGTCCTTGAGACAGTGACTTTGCGTGGCTATTCCTTCGGCGCTTCGTCTGGTTCGCCTTCGTCCTCTTGCTTGCTCTGGTCATTGTTCACC